TTCCTTTCATGTCGTCAGTTCAAAGTCGACTTGGAATTACTGAGTACAAGTTAATTCTAGATGAGACAACTACAACACCAGATTTGATTGATCAAAACGTCCTTTACGCTAAGATATTCCTTAAGCCTGCAAGAGCTATCGAGTTTATTGCAATCGACTTTGTGGTATCTAGCACCGGGGCTTCTTTTGAAGATTAAACATTAAAAAAAAACATGAATAACTATATAATATTGAAGGAGACAAAATAGATGGCGTTTTGGACAGCAGTAAGCGGGGATTCAAAAGATCCAAAAAGAACTTATAGATTTGTATTACAAATTGCAAACCTAGGCGGTGGTACCGGATCAGATCAATCAGTAATTTGGTTTGCTAAAAAAATTGATAAACCTACATTTTCACTAAGCGAGTCGGAGCATAAGTATTTAATGCATTCTTATTACTTTCCGGGCAAACTTACCTGGAATGAGATCACTGCAACTGTGGTCGATCCATCTGATCCTGATGTTATTACAACACTGGCCGATGCTTTTGAAGCTTCTGGCTATGAGGTTCCAGGTGTTCCTGCAGCACCAAACACATCAGGCAATATTCACTTGGAGACAGTTGGTAAAGCCAAGTCTGTAAGTGCATTGGGTGTCGTTAATATTTTTCAAATTGATGCTGATGGCGCTGTCGTTGAACACTGGAGACTAAACCAAGCTTGGATCAAAGAAGTTAAGCCATCTGCGTTAGATTATGACAGTGAAGATTTGTCAACAATTGACATTGTTTTTCGTTACGACTGGGCTCAGCTCGGCGGACCTGCCGGCGTTGGTGGCTCTGTCTTGGGTGATGTTAATGATGGACTGTTCGCTAAAAATACTTCTACTTAATATAGGTTATAAAAAATGTCTTTTTGGACAGATCCCGGCGACATATTTCGTCCTTTCGCAGAGCCGAAAAGACCATATCGATACATAGTTCGTATCAATAATTTTCGCGGTGGAACGTTCAATGCTACCAGGGCTCATGGGTTACCTGAGTATCTCTGGTATGCTATTAATTGTGACAAGCCAGCGTTTAATATAGAAGTATCTGAACATAGATTAAATAATAGAATTTATAAATTTCCTAAAAATGTTACCTGGGAAGATGTCACCATAACCATGGTTGACACCGACTGCCCCTCGTTAGCTGAGCTGCTTGGCAGGTATCTTGAAGATGCTGGGGGCCCCGGCGTACTGAGCGATGTGGGACTTGGGATAGCTGGTCGCCTTAACATAGATGAATCAGAATCAAATATTCATCCGGTGAATCATAGTGAAATTAACACAACAGTCACCAAGCAATCCGCTGTCTCATCTTTAGGTCTAGTAAACATTTACCAAATTGATACGCAAGGCCGGCCCCTTGAAAAGTGGACACTACATGGTGCATTTATTAGAAATGTAAATTGGGGCAAACTAGATTATGGTGACCAAGATTTTATGAACGTGACAATTACGCTAGCTTATGATTGGGCTTCAGTTTCTGTTGGCTCGCGAGACATGGATAGTGGGACAACCAATAATGATCGCATGCACCCATGGAGCAATGCAGATGTCGAAGGCATTATTAGCCAAAACCATAGTAGATTTCCAAGTTTACAACACTTTCCAAATGGAAGAGGCTACGAACATATAGATGCCGATGGCGATGGCCGCCCAGACTTTTTAGAAAGCTATATAGATTCATTTACAGATAATGTCGTTGAAGAAAATGAGGGCGAGTCCGAGCCATGAATATAAAATTTGACAATATAACAAGAGAGGTGTAATTTGTCAAGAAGAAATAATGAAGATAGAATGGGCGCAAACCAAAGCGCCGGCGCAGAGGCGCCACCAGAAGTGCTAATGCAATCTGATAAAAAAGATTCACTAAATTTTGTTGTTCCAACTGAGTTTGTTGAATTGCCATCAAAGGGAAAATATTATCCTGAAAATCATCCTTTGTACATGCAAGAAAGTATTGAAATTAGATACATGACTGCAAAAGATGAGGATATATTAACTTCTAAAACGCTCCTTAAGCAAGGGGTTGCATTGAATAGGTTCATCAGCAATATTATTGTCGATAGAAGGATCAATTCAGACTCTTTGCTTATCGGAGATAAAAATGCTGTCGTCGTGGCTGCAAGAATATCTGGCTACGGTCCCGGTTATGCGACCAGAATACCATGTCCTGCTTGCTTATCAAGTGTGGAATTCGAATTTGATTTAAATGAAAAGGTGGTTACTGAAGGCAAGGTAGATGAAAATGATGGTGTCTTTTTAACTGAAAACAACACTGTGATGATACGCACCCCGACTGCCGGCGTAGAAGTTGAGGTCAAAATGATGACCGGTGTTGATGAATCTGAAATCACAAAAAAAACAAAAAATTCAAAAAACAATGATTTTTCAGTTACCAAGCAATTGAAAAAGATGATTATTTCCGTCAATGGAGATACATCTCAAATGACCATTAGAAGATTTGTTGATACAATGCCGGCTAGAGATTCTAGGCATTTAAGAAATACATATAAACAGGCTTCGCCTAATATTGATTTGACACAGCACTTTGAGTGTTCTGAGTGTGGGCACGAACAGCCATTGGAGGTTCCGTTTACAGCGGACTTTTTTTGGCCTGACCGATGAGTACATGGAGAACACGTATGAGCAGTTTTTTTATTTAAAATACGTGGGAAACTGGAGCTTCATCGAGGCATATAATTTACCAGTTGGCTTGAGAAGATGGTTTGTGCAAAGATTGGCAAAACAACTTCAAAAAGAAAAAGAAGAAATGGATAAAGCGACCAGTAATTCTGGTGGCTCATCAGGCCAGTCATATGAATTAAATTCACAAACCCAAGCTATGTTGAATAAGCATGGTAATTCCGGTATGCCTAAAATTTAAGACTGACGATATCTGCGTTGGTCTTTTTTTTATTTTATGAAACTATTTATTGTATGTTGGAGGATTTTTTATGAATACCCTAAATGAAGAGGTAATAAATTCTTATGTTATCGACTTTGCAAAACTAAGAGATGACAGTTTAAATGAAATTTTTTTAAGAGCTTTTGGAAATTTAACAAAATGGTTTCTTAAAAGAGTGTATGGCGACAAGATGCTTGGAGCTTTAGTTGGAGAGGGTGGTGTAGATGAAGTCCCCGCTGATATTAAGATTATTGGTAAACCAAGCGAAGTTAGGTCATATGCAGCTGCTTTAGAGGCTGAAAAAAATCATATTATTCTATATAATCAATATGGGCCTGATCATCCAAGAACGGTTAAGGCCAAGGCTATTCTGGATTTAAAAGCAAAAGAATTCGAAAGAGCGACTGATATTCCTTGGCCTATAGAATAGGAGATAGTTAACTGTGGCTACAGATGAAGATAGATTAGATCAATTAACCGAGGAATCGCGCCGCTTAAAGGCTCTGGCCGAAGCTACAGAAGACGCGGCCGATCGGGAATCAGTCTATGCTGAAAAACTCAAGCTCCGTGCGCAAGCGGCCGCAGACGCGCTAGAAGGGCAAAAAGAGTTAATTAAGCTGCTAGAATTGCAGGTTAAAACAGGTGATGCGAGCATTGAGGCGTTAAACAATGAACGAAAAGCGCTTGAAGATTTTGAGAAAGCTGCGAAGAAAGCTGCTGGCGCGCAAAAGAGATTCGGTACATCACTCTTTGAGTCAATGGGGTTTGTCTCAGATATGGACGATCGACAAAAAGGTCTCTTAGAGCGAATGAAAGAGTCTGAAAATATTACTGCCGACTTATCCGAATCATTCAAGGACTTAAAAGAGTCTGGCGCACTCACAGAAGGCATTATGAGAGGTGTTGATGACATTTTGCTTGGGTTGGCCACCAGCGCGTTTAAATTAGCTTTGGCTAACGACACAGCGCTGGCCAGTTTCAACAAAGCTACGGGCACCGGGGGCCAATACGAAGAGCAATTAAAGGGATTATATCGTAGAAATAATGAATTGAGTGTTTCCATGGAGGATAATGCGAACGCCTTTGGTGCTTTGTTCAATAATATGTCTCAGTTTAGCGCTTTAAGCTCAGATATGCAAGACAATCTAACAGAACAAGCAGCTTTGCTTGAAAAAGTTGGCGTTTCAAATGAAGATTATGCTGCCTCTATAGAAGTTTCAACAAAAATGTTCT